TGGCAAGAACAATACAATCCCCCGGAGTTGAAGTCAAAGAAATCGATCTTTCTTTGAGACCTAATTTACCTGTAGGAACAACAGTGTTTGTCCCTGGTTTTACAAGCCAAGGACCGACAGATGAGTTACTCACAGTAACGAGCTTGACAGAGTTCGAACAGATTTATGGGTTACCATCAAACGCAGCTGAGAGATACATGTATCACTCATTGAAAGCCATCTTTCAAAGCCCTGCAAACTTGTTGGTAACAAGACTACCATACGGTGGTGGTCAAGGATCTACAGTGGCGGATAATGCCAGTGTTCAGGTTTACCCAGTAATACCACGACCAATGGTCAAGAGCGATGATCCACAGGCTAAAACGTTATCAACTGCCACAGATGTGTACATCTGGCACAGAAACGATGTTGATGACCTTACTGAACCTCCCGGTAACTTTGACAATTATTGGAAATTTGAAACAGACGCTAATGCAGACTGGACCGGACAAAATTTTGTATTAGCCGGAGGAGATGGATCAATCAAGAACGCAATCACTCGTCTGATCCAAGATTTGCCAGATCATTTAACCTATATACATGAAGCACACGGTAATGATGATGTAAATCCCGGTTTCATGAGCTATCCAGGCGGCGAAGGTGCTGAAGACGGCTTCGCAACAAAACCACTTTCCGCTTTCGGTAATGATGGAATTGATTTCTGGGCAGAACTCGTGGCAGGAGAAGAGGATTCAATGCCAGCCAAATATTTTTATTTGATACCCGAGTTAGCTGAATTTTCTGCACGTCTTGTTAACGCAACTGGATGGGATCTAGCAGGTAGTGACCGTTACTATTTTGGTGAACCTTCCAACATCGAGCTTGACGCCGAACAATACCAACAATTGATAAAAGGTGAGGTACGTCTCAAGCAGGATGAAGCTGGTAAACTGGAAAATCAAAAATTTAACACCTTCACAGACCTATCAACCAAAGGTGGTGTTGGATTGTTACTAATTAACAACAAGAAATTTATCATCAATGAAAAATTTGAGGGATATTATATTGGATTGTCTGATAACACCAATTTAAATCCTGCAACAGATTTTGATAGTGTCGGTAAACTCAAATCACTCAGCAAAAAGCTAGGCGGTACATCTGGAGGTTATGTAGATGTACCAGATGAGACTTCCGGTACGTTGAGCAGATTGACATTCAGCTTGAGTGCTGGGTTCACATTCGATCAATTCGGAAACAAGAAACAAGTGGGCCTTGATGGAAGTATTAGTGAGGTTCTTGAGAACTTAAGTGAGAATAACATCGGTACAGATGAGTTTAGTGATATTCTTTCTATAGGTGTATTCAAAATACGTCAATCCACAATGGAAGCTGACACAAACAAACTAGACTTTATTCTAGCTGATAGTGTAGTCGGTAGTATGAATCACTTCCGTGAGAAATTCCAATCCTCCGGAGGAGCGGCGACCAGCTACTTTATCGAGAGTGAATCTGAAGGAAGCGCCAACCTAATATTGCGTGTCAATAATGGTATTTCCAACGCTGGTGGTAACTGGCAAGGAGACACTGGCATGCCTGAGAAGAAAGTACGTGTTTTACCAATCAAGGACGTACGTCGTTATGAAGAAATAGTAGAAGCAGGCCAAGTTGCACCTGATACACCCGAGATAACAGATCTTAGAATTGAACAATCATTTCTCAACGCACAGGAAGAGAATGATGATAGGTTGTACTTAATGTGGTGGCAGGACATGATGCGCCGCGGTAAAGCTGACATCAAACACGGTAGAAATCTCTATCCACATGGTGTTTATCAAAAACAAGTGGCTCAAGCGAGAGAAGTAGGTAACATCCCCGCTAAACTGGAGCGTGTATTTGAACTTGCTGACAACTTTGATCTATTCCCAATCGACATCACAATTGAAGGTGGGTTAGGAACAGTATATGTTGGAAGTAAAGGTGGTACGGCAAGCTTCGATGAAGATGAATTCTTTGACATCGGTAATTTCCAAACAACAGAATCAGCACCCGCTAGTGGTAACGGGCTGTACACAACAAAGATCATTGACAACAGAAGTGCTGTCGATTATCTCGTGCAGTACGATACAATTTTTGATACATTCAAGAATTTCTGTCAATTCCAGCGTAAGGATAATATCTTCATTGCTGATCCGTTGAGATACATCTTTGTACAAGGAAGAAACACCAAGATTCTGACTAGTCAGAACCGTCAAAAGGGTGTCAATTTCTCGCAACATGTATATTGGCCGTTGAGACATACTTTAACTGGTGGTACCAAAAACAGTAACTACTGCTGCAGTTATGCTAGCTGGGCATTTGTTAACGACAAGGTGCTAAACCGAGGCGTATGGGTACCGTTCAGTGGATTCGCTGCCGCAAACATGGGTAACACAGATAGTAACTTCTATCCATGGTTCGCACCAGCAGGATTCACAAGAGGTCTACTCAGTGGTATGTCGGACTTGGCTTTCTATCCCAAGCAAAAAGAACGTGATCAGCTATATTCAATAGGCTTGAATCCGGTTGCTAGCTTCCCGAACGAAGGATTTGTAATTTTCGGTCAAAAGACCATGCAAGTTAAACCCAGTGCGTTTGATAGAATCAATGTACGGAGGTTGTTCTTGTACCTACAAAAAGCGGTATTGAACACTGTCAAGTACTTCGTATTTGAACCAAACACACTATTCACAAGAACACAGGTGTTGAACGTGCTCAGACCAATATTCGAAGAGGTGAAAAACACGCAAGGTATGTACGACTATTTGTTAGTTTGTGATGAGCGTAACAATACACCTGAAGTGATCGACAGAAACGAGCTGGTAATAGATATCTACATCAAACCTACTCGTGCTGCAGAATTCATACTTGTCAACTTTTATGCGACAAGAACTGGTCAAGACTTCAGCGAATTGGTAGGTTAATGACTAAATAATTAAAAGGAAAACACTATGCCAGACGTAAGACAAACAATAACAGACTTCTACAGAGTAGCGCAGGAAAGAGATTTCAGCCGCGACTTTCAATTCAGAGTACTTAACATTCAAAACGGTGACGGAAGCGTGGTAGTTTCTGAAGACGATCTTGTATACGCCAAAGGTGGTGTTATACCCGGCCGTGAAATTTCAGAAAATACCGTCTCCTATATGGGATTGGATTTCAGGGTACCAGGATCTGCAAAGTATGCCGGTAGTTATGATATCGAATTCATCTGCGACAAAGCAGACACATTGAGAAACTTAATGTTAACATGGACTCGTGATACATTTGATGATGCTACCAGTACTGGTAACTACTTTATACCCAAAGAAACATCAATTGTAGATCTAGTACAACTCGACACACAGTTAGAACGTGTAGCACAATACACGCTTGTAGGTGCTTATGCAAAAAATGTAGGTGATATAACATACAGTTTAGAAGGAACCGGAGCACCCGTTACATTTACATTAACACTTGGATATCACTACGTTAGATCTGAAGTATTTTAATAAACAATTCTAACCATAATTATACCC